ACGTCTCCATGGAAGACGACGAAAGTTTTTTACGCTTGTTCCGTCGCTATATTGTGTAACTTCTACTTTCAACTTAGTGCATGTATGACGATCACGTTCTTGAATATAATCATACTCATTAACGATCCATGAATGGCGATGGTGCGCCATCGCTGGCGCTCCAACTACCGATGCTGCGAGAAGGATGGGAAACAATTTCATTATTCTTCAGATGCGAGAGAAGCAAAGTATGACATTACGTCATCATCGTCCTTAGCAGGTGCTGCTGCTACAGTTTTCTCTTTAACTGCGTCAATCTCTTGAGTCCAGTCTGGGGTTGCAGGTTTGTGCAGACCTTCTGACTCATCCTCTAGAGACTCATCGTACTTAGGTGCAGCGGGTTTGGAATTCAATACTGAGTTCAGTCTTGTCTCCAACTCTTCAAAAGTTTTGAAGTTGCTTGCGTCAGTGAAAGCAGAGAGAGAATACTCTTTGTTCCAGACTGCTTCAATCTCAGCATCATCTCCACCGAACATAGGTGAAGGGGAAGTGAACTCAGACTTGTCGTAGTTCCAGAATCCGTCTTTCTTAACGATCTTTAGTTTGAAGTCAGCACCACCCCAAGGATCAAAAACATTGACTGGAGTTTCATCTTCAAACTGAGGTTGCATTGCCTCAATGATCTTATCAAAAATCTTCTTACCAAACTTATAAAGTTTGATTTGTCCTTCGTTCTCAGGGTGAAGAGGATCCTTCACAACCATGATGTTAGCGTAGTAGGACAGTTTACGCTTTTGCTTACGGGCAATCTCTTTATCAGAGTCATTGCCTGAGTTCCAGAGTTGACGATTAAGTTCGCCGACTGGATCCTTCTTGTTCAGAGTCGTAAGAGAGTTTTCAATGTACCAACCACCTGGTCCTTGAAACGCATGACTCCAGACTTTAGCGAAAGGAATATCTTCTCCATCTGGAGCAGGAAGAAAGCGAATGACAGCATAACCATTGCCACTCTTATCCAGTTCAGGTTTCCAAAAACGCTCATCCGCTCCTCCACCTCCACTTGGGTTTGAGATTTTTTCAATCTCTTGTGTGAGTTTAGCAAAGGAACTTGCACTGGACTTCTTCAGACTTGCAAAAGACATGTATGTTCTCCGTATTTTTGTTTATTTGGCTTGTTGCTACTGTATGATTCGTAGCGTACTATTTAGGCAGTGGCGATTCCCACTCATATTTGCGTTGCCATGGTGCTGCAGTAGCAGTCTGATCCATTTGGAAATTAGCAGACATGGTGACTCGTTTCTGTCCTTCTGCATTATAGTATGGCATGACCCAATGTGTCAAGTTTGCAGGGAAAATAATTAAGAATCCTTTCACAGGTTTGGGCACTACGAATTCGTTGACAGAAAATGGTGCTGAGATTCCATATTGGAATGTTGTCAGACCGTTGTTGCGCCAGTGTGTCTGAGACTCTGGATGAATCGTATCCATTTTGTCAGGCACATCTAAGTATAGCACAGAACTTAGATCACAGTTGTGAATATGTGGTGGATTGAAATCAGGTCCTGATTCCGTGAAATTTACCCATGCGTTGATCACTCGTAGATCCGTGTTCAACTTTGCATCGTAACCTTCTGCTCCCTGTTCAATACGAGCAGCGTTGTATGCAATGGGTGTTGAAGGATCAATACGTCCTGCCATACTCAACTCATTCATGTATTGTTGAACATGAGGAGAGAGCATGGGTGTAATTACATCCTGAATGAAATCATTTGTACACCAAACTTCTTTTTGAATGTTACCTACCAGACCCATACTGGCATCGTCACGCTGTTCATTCTTAGCATGCTCAAGGATAACATTTACATCATCATCAGTCAGATTGGCGGCATAAATGCCAGGTCCAAATGGGAAGATAGTATTCCCTACAATAGCAGTCATGAAATTTTGTTCTTAGCGTTATCAAGGTGTTCAATCATACTGTCAAAACAATCACCGAGATCTCGGTAACCAAATGCTTGTGACATTGCATTGATTCTAGTTTTTAGATCAGATGCTTCCTGATCTTCCATTGCAGCAAGTGCAAGTCTAGTATAGAACAATTTTTGTTTTTCAACAAGTTCTTTTGTCTTATCTATATGATCTAACCTCTCCTCCTTATTCATACCTGCAAGTCTATTTTGCTTGTATGATAGTTTCTGGTAGAACTTAAAAATATTATTAATTTCTTCTTGTACGTTTTCAGATTGGAAAAATGTCATAGTTTTTTACTCATTGTTTCTAATACGACTTTCTTATATTTCTTGCAATCAATAGTCAAGAATGGAGCATACTTAACAATTAGTGTAGAAGTTTCATTCCATACTGGGTCAGTCAATACTTTATTAAAATTGTCTACAAATCCCAGACAATAGTCAAGAACTACCAAAGTTTCTAAACTAATTTCGTTACCATAATACTCTTTAATTAGAATGGGATGCTTACCTTTCTCTGCTTTGAATAGGGAGTCAAAAGATTCCTCATAAGGTTGTGGAATCCCATCTAACAATTTATCAATGTCTTGTTTGAATTTATAAGTGAATGACTCTTGATTTGTCTTCCACTTAGTGTAATTACCGTCATTAAACTGACGAACATACGATGCACCCATGATAAAATTGGACACAAAGTAATATAAGATATCGTTAGCGTCTTTCTTTGCTGCTAACTTTTTGAACGTGTAGATATCTTTTCGTTTATTGAACGCTGCTTCAGATGCTTTTGTCTTTCCGTTGAACTTAAAAAAATCATAATCTAATCTAGTAAAATGTGATCTAACTGCGAGATACATTTTATAAGCGTCAAATCCTGTCACAGGGGCAAAATACCTTTAGTAGTACGTTTCATGTAATTGAGTTGCTGAGCATCGTGCTTCAGTTTCTCTTTCAATGGTTTTGATAATAGTTTTGGGACTGATTCAATTTCAATTTCATTATCTTCGCAAAAACAAACGATTGCTTCAATGTAATTGATGTCCCCTCTGGATTCTTTAACCATGCTTTCAATTCTTTCCGAAAACTTTGTCGGAGTCATGAAAGGTTTTTCATCCTTTGCTTTGGAGGGCATAGAATTCTTCCTTGTAAGATTTAAGTAGTTGTAAATAGTCATTAAGATTGTACTTCTGAAATACTTGAACAGATCCTTCCTCTGTTGCGATGAGTGTGACAATTTTCTTTACCTTGATACCTGTACGTTCATAGAACATGGCAGCATAGGCAGACTCTTGTACAAAATAGTTCTCAATGTATTCTTCTTTCTTCTCTTTGGTACTAGTTTTGAAATCAATTACTGCTAATTCAGAATCAAATTCAGCAATGCAATCAACGCGACCAGCGAGAGCGAATACATGACTGTAAAGAGGGGTTTCAAGAGCGTGAACGTTATCCACCCGAGCAAGAGTCTTCCGAGCCATTTTGAACATGTTAAGTGCAAGAGGGTCTTTTTTGTACTTTTGCTCATCTAGAGAACCACGGATATGTTCTTCTATTATAGCATGAAATGCGCTTCCGCGCGAGGATGCCCTTGTAGTAACTTTGTTCGCGTATTCAGCACCGACTTTACGTCTCCATTCAGCAATAGACTGACGAGAACGAACGCCTGTGACGGTGGTTACTGATGGATATTTTTCTGCGACAGAAGGGAACTTATAAAAACGTTTACCGTTTTCTGTAACGACATCTGGTTCTTCCAGATTGTCGTAGTTCACCTGCACAAAATTAAACATCAGTATTGATAACCAAGAATATTTAGATTGAACGCAACTGAGATGCGTTCTTCACGAGAATAATTAGGATAAACTCCATGATTGAGTTCGGAAGGGAAGATAAACATGTCTCCCTCCCTCGGCATGATCTCAATGAGAGGACCGTAGTCCGCTAGTTTACCATGCTCTTCAATGATAGTATTATGCATTGATGGTCTCTGGAAATAAAGCATTCCAGACTTGGGAGGAACTTTAACGTAATAGATACCGCTAAAGTGTGTACCTCCATGATTGTGTGGTTTATTATAATGTCCTCTGCCATTGACATTCAACCACAGTCCAGCACCTTGAATATTCCACTCGCCTTTAACAGCACCAATGGATGATAGGTATTCAACAAGTTGTGCTTTAGCAACCATAAACAAGGGTTGCCAAGCAGGACCTTGAATTTTTGGTGATGATTGATAACCACCTA